TGACACTGGAAATGGCATATCTGAATGCGAGAATGATTGCAAGACCCATTGCTCCGTGGCTGACCAGTTTGGTAAAAAAGTGAGAACATCCGATGAGGTGCAGAATTTTTTCTGTACCTTGTCGGTGTTTTGTAATTCTTGAAAGAATTCATTTTGTGAAACTTCTGTGAATCTTTTTCGAACTGGTCACGACCTGACAAGTTTGGGTTGTAGAATAAAAATACATCGGAAAGGGGGTGAAAGGCATGGGTCTCGTAGAACGGCGAGAAGAGATTTTGAAATTACTGATTTCCCGTCGGAAAAGCACAGTTCCAATTTTAATGCATGAATTTCATGTTTCAGAAAAAACGATTCGCCGAGACATACGAGCACTCATGCTGAAATATCCCCTTGAAACTTTTAGCGGAAACGGTGGCGGAGTACAGATACCGGAATGGTATGCTCCAAATAAAAATCTGCTGTCAAAAGAAGAAGTTACAGTTCTGGAAGAACTGCTGCAAAAGGCGGATGTATACCAAAGCCGAATACTAAAGCAAATTCTTGCCAGATTTGGTCCAGATACATATCGTCCATACAAAGCATAGGAGAAAAAGTGAAAGAAGTTCTAAAAATCCCCCTTAAAGCAACGCTCTATCGCCATCAACAATCCGCCTGCCGCTTTGCCTGCGAACGCTTTGGCATCCTGCCTTCAGAGACACACAGCAATGGCGTGGCATTGCTCATGGAAATGGGCTGCGGAAAGACCATCACCAGCATTGCCATTGTTGGAATTCTGTATCAGTATCGTCATATCAGAAGAATCCTGATCACAGCACCACTGTCTATTCTCTCTGTCTGGGAACAGGAATTTGCACGTTTTGCTGCTTTTCCGTATCAGCTGACTATTCTGAAAGGCAGCAGTACACAGAAAAAAGAACAACTTTCCAAGCTGCATGGGGATGGTTTGCAAATCGCTGTTGTCAATTATGAATCTGCATGGCGATTGGAGAAAGAACTGCTTGCCTTTGATGCCGACCTTATCATTGCAGACGAGGCACATAAGATCAAGGAAAACCGCACGGCACAGTCCAAAGCCATGCACCATCTCGGAGACAAGTCAAGATACAAGCTGCTTCTGACCGGTACACTCATTACCAACAAAGAACTGGATGTCTTTTCCCAGTACCGCTTTCTGAACAAAGAGATTTTCGGGACAAGCTTCTATGCTTTTCGCAGTCGTTATTTCGATATGTGCGGATACGGCAATCACATTCCGGTTTTCCGAAAGCAGATGATGGATGAATTCCTGCAAAAACTGCATTCCGTTGCCTATCGTGTAACTAAGGCAGAATGTCTGGATTTGCCTCAAATTACCGAGGAGATACGCACGGTAGAACTGGAACCGAAAGCAATGAAACTATACAAGCAGCTGGAAAAAGAATGCTTTGCGGAGCTTGCAGGTTCGGAAATTTCGGCAGTAAATGTACTGACAAAAATGCTTCGTCTGTCTCAGGTCACAGGCGGTCACCTCACCAATGACGAGGGAGATTGCAATGCTGTCAGCACAGCAAAACTGGATGCTCTGTCCGATATTCTGGACACCATGCTTGCAGAAGAAAAAAAGCTGGTCATTCTGGCAAGGTTTGTCCCGGAACTGGACGGCATTCAGGAACTGCTGAAACGAAAACAGATTGGCTATGCGTCTGTGCGTGGCGGTGTTTCTGACCGTGCAGAGGAAATCCGCAGATTTCAGGAAGATGCAGACTGTAAGGTCTTTGTAGGACAGACCGCAGCGGCAGGTCTGGGCATCACACTTACCGCAGCATCCACCATGGTGTTCTACAGTCTGGACTATTCCATGTCTAACTTTGAACAGGCAAAAGCAAGAATCCATCGAGTTTCTCAGACAGAAAACTGTCTGTATATTTATCTGACTGCAAAGAATACTGTGGATGCTAAAATCCTCCATTCTCTGCGGGATAAGGTGGATTTAGCGAGAACGCTGGTAGACGATTATCGGAACGGAATGAACCCATTTCAGGAAGGAGTTTGAAATGCAAACACAGAACATGTATGAACTGGCGGAGCGGCTAAAACAACTCCGTGAGAAAAAGAAAGCAGCAGAGCAGCAGTTAAAGGACATCCATGCGGAAATCGCACAGACAGAGTATCAGCTTTCTATGCAAATGGCAGAAACAGAAACCCAGAATTTCACCCGTGCCGGAACGACGTTTGCTCTGACCACCAAAATTCGTGCCTCTGCCATGGCAGGGCGGAAGGAAGAACTGTATGCAGCTCTGAAAGAAAACGGCTACGGTGATCTGGTCTATGAGACTGTCAACGCCAACAGTCTGTCAGCTTTTGTCAAAGAGCAGATCGCAGAAAATCAGGATACTGTACCAGAGTGGCTGAGCGGTCTTGTCCATATCTATGAACAGACCTCTGTATCTGTTCGCCAATCTGCAAAATGAAAGGATGAAATCAATGAAAAATGAAATGATGGAAACCAACCAAACAGGCTTCCTTGCTCTGCAGGATTTTGATCTTGCCAATGTGATGTGTGCAGAAATGGACGGCTTATCTGCTGCATTTGAACGAGTTAAGATCCCATCCGGCGGCGGTGTGATGTTTGAAATTCCCGGTGAGAATCCGGAGGAACCGGACACGGTAAAAACGTTTTCCGCTGTGATCCTCTATCAGCATTCTTTGAATGCCTACTACCAAAGCGAATATCAGGGTGGCTCCAATCCACCGGACTGCGGCAGTTTTGACGGGCATCATGGGGAAGGAAATCCCGGCGGCAGCTGTGATTCCTGCCCGCTGAATCAGTATGGATCCGGAAAGAACGGTGCAAAAGCCTGCAAGAATCGCCGTCGTCTGTATCTGCTTCGGGAGGACGATATTTTTCCGGTAATTCTGTCTCTGCCTACCGGTTCTCTGAAGTCCTTTACTCATTATCTGATGCGTGTGATCCCCAAATACAAGAATTCCAATGCTGTGGTAACAAAATTTACACTGAAAAAAGCAGTCAGCGGCACTGGAATGAGTTATTCCCAGGCACAGTTTGCTGTAGAACGGGTGTTGTCACCGGAAGAATATCCGCTGATCGCAGCTGTGACAGAACAGGTCAAGGCTCTTAGTAAAAATGTGGGCTATGATACAGAAGATGCACTGCGTGTGGACCCAGAAACCGGCGAAGTCATGGAGCCGCTGAATTGAGGAGAACGCTATGGAGAATTACAGATGTGTCACTTCGGTGCAGGAAATTCAGCAGTATGTCAGCAATGCCGCCGTTGTGGCTTTTGACTATGAAACTGCACCGGATGAGCCTTACCGCATCGAAGAAAAGGCAGCTCTTGATCCGGCAAAAAGTCATATTGTCGGGTGCAGCTTTTCCGCCAAAGAGCATACGGGAATCTATGTTCCTGTTGCTCATAAAATTGGAAGAAACATGGATGGCATTGCTTTTTTTCGATTTCTGCAAAACTTTCTCACAAACAAAAATATCGTCAAAGTTGCTCACAATATTGCCTTTGAATCTGCAATATCCTGTCAACGGGATATCGTCATACAGCCGCCGGTGTATGATACCATTTGTGCAGCACAAATGACCTTGAAAAACAACTACGCATTTCGCAAACTTGCTGACAGCGGTCTGAAAAAACTGGCGGAAGAATTGTGTCATGAACGGCTGCCCACTTTTTCGGATGTTACAAATGGCAGACACTTTGACGAACTGGATGCACAGGATATGGAAACAATACGCTATGGCTGTGCGGACTCTGATTTTGCCTTGCAGCTGTATCATATTTTCAACAGCTGGTTTGACCGTTTTCTGCCGAAACATCGGTACCTTGTGGAAGAAATCGAATCACCTGCAGCGGTGTACTTAGGGCTGATGAAATACAATGGCGTGCCTGTGAATGCAGATTTGATGAAAGTGCGTCAGCAGGAGGCAGAACAGCAAATGCAGCGTATCCGGAATGAGATCACAATGCTCATTGGCGACATTTCCATTGGAGCAAACTGCAGTACCAAAGCTTTCAAAGATTATCTGTATCAGACCTTGAAACTGCCTGTTATGAAAGTCACTGCATCCAACAGAGAAGCAGCAGATGATGCGTCTATGATCTTGCTGAAGGAATGGTGTGATGCCAATCGTCCGGAACTCTCTCCTTTGTTCACACTGGTACAGGAATACCGGAAATGGAGCAAGATCAAGTCTACCTACATTGACGGCTATCTGAAATATCTGAATTCTGCAACGGGCAGGATCCATCCGGATTTCTTTGCTCTGTCCACGGAAACAGGAAGAATGAATTGCCGCAATCCCAATTTACAGAACTGTCCCAGAAAAAGCAACGATCCCATCGGTGTCCGCAATTTTATTCAGGCTCCGGAAAATCATCTGATCTTGTCTCTCGATTTTTCGCAAATCGAACTGCGTGTGGGAGCATTCTACTGCCGGGACAAGACGATGATGGAAACCTATCAGAACGGCGGGGATATTCATGCGGCAACCACTGCCGTCATTTTTGGCTGTACCTATGCAGAAGCACAAAACAAGCATCGACCGGAATACAAGGAACAGCGTACCATCGCCAAGAACGTGAACTTTGGCACATTTTACGGGCTATTTCCAAAGGGACTGCAGAGCACATTGAAGTTCAAGGCAGGCGTAGAGAAATCTATACCGGAATGTGAAGAAATCATTCGCAATCTGAAGGCTGGCTATCCGGCTTTGACGGTCTGGCAGAATGAAACAAAGATGACCGCAAAGCAGAAACTGTATACAGAAACCTGGCTGGGACGCAGAAGGTATCTTCCCAATATTCGCAGCGACAACTGGGGACTGCAGTCCTTTGCGGAACGATGTGCCTTGAATACCCCGATTCAGGGAACGGCTGCGGATATTCTGAAGCTGGCAATTGTCCGTATTTTAGAAGGACTGCCGTCACGCCCATGGCTGAGACCGATCCTGCAGATTCACGATGAACTGACGTTTCTCATTCCGAAAGACAGATTGCAGGAAGCAGTGGCTTTTGTGAAAGGCTGTATGGAACAGCAGCCGTTTCCGGAGTTTGATCTGCCCCTTGTGGCAGAAGCATCTGCCGGAGAAAGCTTCGGCAATTTAGAGGAACTGGAGGAATGAACTTGGCAGAAACACACAACAAGGAAGGATACTTCTCGCCGACCGAATTTGAAGCAATGAAAAGAATAGAGAGCGAGGAGAAAAAGGCACGGAGACTGGCGGCATTCCGACCGCTTGTATATATCTGTTCTCCCTATCGTGGCAATACCAATGAAAACATTGAAAATGCCCGGAAATACAGTCGTTTTGCAGTAATGCATCACAGTATTCCCATTGCACCGCATTTGCTCTTTCCGCAGTTTCTGGACGATACCCTTGGGGAAGAACGGCAAACTGCAATGTTCATGAATCACGTCCTATTAACCAAATGTGTGGAATTATGGGTGTTCGGCAGCAGCATTTCTGAGGGCATGACACAGGAGATCCAATGGGCAAAACGCAGGCATATGCCGATTCGATATTTCACAGAAGAAATGGAGGAAGTTGTATGAACATATCGGCACAGGACGTGATCAATGCGATCTTTCATCCGGATGATACCGTATGTCTGCGTATTTTTGATGATCGGAAAGAAGGCATCTTTACCGGTGCCAAAATGTCTGTAGAAGCAGGAAAATTCTTTGCAGTGGAGTCCACGCTGAAAGAACATAACCAGAAAAATCATGGCATCTTTTTTGTGGTGAACTCCGGCGGTCAGACCGATGACAGCATCACCCGCATCAATGCACAGTTTGTGGAGATGGACGATAAAACTTTCGAGGAACAGCAGGCACTCATCGATGCGTTTCCGCTGCCGCCGTCTATGGTTATCAGAACAAGAAAATCCCTGCATACATACTGGTTTGTCAAAGAGGCAAAGGTGTCATTGTTTCGTCCCATTCAAAAGGCACTGGTGCAGCATTTCGGCGGAGATCCTGCCTGCGTCAACGAAAGCCGTGTCATGCGTCTGCCGGGATTCTATCACTGCAAGAAAGAACCGATCTTGGTGGAGTGCATCTCGTTTCACCCGGAACGAAGATACACACAGGAACAGCTGATAGAAAGACTGCCTGTTTCGCAAGAAGCAGAAGAACAACCGAAAGTACCGCTGCATGGAGAACAGAAAGGAATCGGCGTTGTAGAAGCAGAATGCGATTTTATCAAGTACTGTCGGGACAATGCAGCTGCACTTTCTGAACATGACTGGTATGCGATGATCTCCAATTTAAGTGTGTTTGAAGGTGGTGCAGCGGTCATACATCAATACTCCAAGCCGTATCCGAAGTATTCTTTTGAAGAAACGCAGAATAAGATCCAGCATTTTCTTCGCAGCGGAACAAAACCTATGACCTGCCGCACCATTGCAGAGAAAGGCTTTTCCTGCCCAAAGCTGCGAAGTGGACAGTGCAGCTGTAAATCTCCTGCGGCTCTGTGTTTTCAGCCGCTTTCCATTGATGGCATTCGGGCACTGCTGCTGCAGCAAAAGGTGCAAAATGCCGTGGTGGAAGATTTGCAGACTGCACGAAACTTTGTATCAGATTATCTTTACAATGTGGACAGCGTGACTGCCGAATCGATGATCCATTACGATTTAAAGCAGCATTTCGGTTTCAAAAATGCAGATGTCAAGCCGCTGCTTGCTCTGCAAAAAGAACTGTACAAGGCATTTCAAAACAAATCCGAAACACGGAAGCATCGCTCCGGCATGGAAATTCCCGACTGGTATGAAATGACAGAACGGGGTCCGAAGTTTCTGCCCGGTGTGCTTGCAGAATACATGACACAGAATGCCCCTGTGTTTTATTCTGCCGAGCAGTATTATTGCTATGAAAACGGCGTTTATCACAGCATCACGGAACTGACAGCAAGAAATATGGTACGGGATAAAATGCTGACCAGATACACAAAGCTGTCTCAGATCAATGATACCGAAGGACAATGGAAGATGCAGGTGCAGAAGGATATTCGGGAACTTAATCCCAATCCCTATCTCATCAATGTGCGAAATGGACTGTACAATGTGCTGGACGAAACCTTATCGGAACACACCGCAAAGTATCTGTCTACGGTACAGCTGAATGTGCGATATATGTCCGGTGCAAAGTGTCCCAGATTTCTGCAGTTTCTGCATGAATCCGTGGAGGAGGATCAGGTGACGCTGATTCAGGAGATGCTGGGCTACTTTCTCATTCCGGTCAATCATGCCCAGAAGTGCTTTATCATTGTGGGAAAAGGCGGTGCCGGGAAGTCTGTGCTGCTGCGGGTGCTGAATGAACTTCTGCTGGGAAAAGAAAATGTGTCCAATGTAGCATGGCAGGCATTGAATGATCGATTCAAGACTGCAGAACTTTTTGGCAAGTGGGCGAATATCTGTGCAGAGTTACCCACAAAGGGCATTGAAGACAACGGCATTTTCAAGGCGTTGGTTGGAGAGGATTATCTGACTGTGGAAAAGAAAAACAAAAATCCCTTTTCTTTTCAGCCCTATGCGAGGCTGCTCTTTTCCTGCAACAGCATTCCGAAGAACTATGGGGACAAATCGGAGGGCTTTTACCGCCGTCTGATCATTGTCCGGTTCAATCATTCTGTGCCGGAGGAACGACGAGATCCGGAACTTCTGGAGAAGTTCCGCTGTGAAGCAGATGGGATCTTTCAATTTGCCTTAGAAGGACTGCGGCGGCTGATGCAGAATCATTTTCATTTTTCAGAAACACAGGCAAATGCACAGGAACTTCAGAAATACCGGGAAGACAGCAACAGTGTGCTGGCGTTTGTTCGGGACTGCTGTACTTTGCAAATGGACGCAGAGGTGGGAAGAATGGAGTTCTTTGCACGGTATAAAGCATACTGTGACAGCTGCGGCATGGCTCCATACAGTCAGCAGAATTTCAACAACGAACTGGAAGCAAATTTTCCCACGGTTGTGAAAGCAGCAGACAGAACCGGAAAACGGAGAACGTGGAGAGGCATCAGCTTTTCAGAAAGCCATGTGTAGCTTGCCAGGGGAGAGGTCTGCACAGCTTTCTGACAGGGTTTACAGGCTTTGCAGGGAATTCCCGTAATCTTTTATATATTTCCTATTTTATATCCCCATATATTTTCTCATTTTTTATGAGTATAATAGAAATTTCCCTGTAAAATCAGTAAAGAGGTAAGAGGTGAGCAGTTTGAAAGAAGCGGATATCGTAAGGGCGATTTTGAGGTATCTGAAAACCGTGCCGAATTGTTTTTGCTGGAAGGAGCATGGCGGGATGTATGGAACGGCAGGAATCCCCGATGTGATCGCCTGCATTGGCGGCAGGTTCTTTGCCTTTGAAGTAAAAACGGAGAAAGGGAAAGCAACTGCTTTGCAGGAATCGGCTCTTCGCAAAATACAAAAATGCGGCGGAAACGCTGCCATCGTCCGTTATGTGGAGGAGGTAAAAAGAATGCTGGAGGAGATCACGGCATGACAGCAAAAGAATACATGCAACAGGCACAAAGACTTCTTAGAAGGATTGCCCGAAAACAAAAGGAAGCAGATGCTCTTCGTCAGAAACTTTCTTTTCCCAAATCACCTGCCTATTCTGATTTGCCCAAACCCGTATCGCCGGAATCTCACGCCGTGGAAAGCGGCGTTTCTCAGATCTTATCCTTGGAGGAAGAAGTAAAGACTGCAAAAAAGGAACTGGAAGATCTGAAAGCCGTTTTTGATACTGCGATAAAAGCCGTCACAGATACGGAGCATCATGATATTCTGGCAAAGCGTTATCTGGAATTCAAGGACTGGAATCAGATCGCAGAAGAAATGGGATACAGTAAACCTTCCTGTTATCGTTTGCACCGGGAAGCCTTGGCAGGGATGAAAAGTTGATAGTTCATGATAGTTCATAACACTTGATGATAGTTCGCATATGTGGTATACTGTAAAGTAGGAAAACAGGAGAAAGCGAAACAGCCTTTGCGGAAGAAATTCTGCGAGGGCTGTTTTTCGTGTCCATAAAGGAGAATCGATATGCTTGCAAAAGAAGTTTTAAGAAACAGTATGGATCTAAACAGACGCATCAAGGAACAGAGTGTGATTTATCAGGATTGGAAAGCTATGGCGATGGAAATCGATGAAGATGAAATACATGAGATCGTGGAGGCAGCGTGGGACGATCTGATTGCATCAATTCGGTTGAAACGGAAGCTGGAAGAACTTATCATGGCAAATCACAATGCCGACCAGCGTGAGATCCTTCGTTTGCGGTATCTTTACGCTGCAACATGGGATGCCATTGCAGATGAACTGAATGACAGCGTTGCCTGGGTGAAGGAACAATACCAAAAAGCATTGAAAAAACTCTCTGCAGAAACCACAGAGAGTTGCAAAGGCTGTGACTGCTGTGCCGAAGAAATGTAAGAAGCCCTGCAAGCACCCAGGCTGTCCCAATCTGACAGACGGTTTGTACTGTGCAGAGCATCAGCCCCTGCACCCAGACCGACCGTCTGCTGCCAAGCGTGGCTATGGCAGCAGGTGGCAGCGGCTCAGCAAGGCGTACCTGCGGAAGCATCCGCTGTGCGTGAAGTGTATGGCACGGGGACGGTTCACAGCAGCAACTGTAGTCGACCATATCATTCCTCACCGTGGTGATCCGCATCTGATGTGGGATGAAAGCAACTGGCAGGCTCTTTGCAAGTCCTGCCATGACCGCAAGACATGGACGGAAGACCAAAATCCCGTCTATCGGTATTGATTGTGTCTGAAATGCTGCCGGTGGGGGGATAAAAATCTCTAATTGTGAATTTTTTACAGACCGGCGTTCCCTCTCACACACAAAAACCAAGGTTCAAACGGAGGATTAACCCCGGAAATATGCAAACAAGCCGAAACCTACGCAGTTTCGGCTATTTTTCTCTCAAAAGGCAGGTGAAATCAGATGGCAAAGGACGGCACAAGAAGAGGCGGCAGACGAGTTCGTGCAGGCGATAAGCCGAAAGCACTCTCTGACAAGATCGCAGAGGGCAAAGATGCAGATGTTATAGAATTTCATGCTCCGGAATTGGACGCAGCTGATTTGGACGATGCCGCTGATTTGACCGGTGCGGATATGCCAAGCCCCAGTGCATACTTGTCTGCCCAGCAGAAGAACGGAAAACCGCTGGGAGCAGACATTGTGTACAAAGAAACGTGGCTCTGGCTGAAACAGCGTGGCTGTGAAAAGCACGTCAACAAACGGCTGCTGGAAAGTTACTCGCAGGCATTCGCCCGATTTGTACAGTGTGAAGAAGCCCTCAGTACCTATGGACTGCTGGGAAAACACCCGACCACCGGCGGCGTTATTGCCTCCCCGTTTGTGCAGATGAGCCAGACATTTCAGAAACAGGCAAATTTGCTCTGGTATGAGATTTTCGATATTGTGAAACAGAACTGTACGACCAAATTTGACGGTACACCACAGGATGATTTGATGGAACAGCTTCTGAGCAGCAGAAAGTGAGGCAGCATGAAAGCAGATGTTCAATTCTGGAAAGAACTGAAACAGCAGAAAAATAACATGACCAAACAGCAATACCGCACAATCAAAGGACAGGCTATCAAAGGCAATATGGATGCCGCACGAAGAGGTATGCTCAGAATTCAGCAGAGGAGGAATTACAGATGACAACGACCACAGAATTTCAGCTTGTTGACATCAACAAGTTAGTACCCTATGCAAACAACGCCAGAACACACAACAAAGAACAAATCTTGAAACTTCGCTCTTCCCTTCGTGAGTTTGGTTTTGTGAATCCTGTCATCATTGATAAGGAATATAACGTTCTTGCCGGACATGGACGCATCATGGCGGCAAAGGAAGAAGGCATTACAGAAGTACCCTGTGTGTATGCCGACCATCTGACAGATGCACAGAAGAAAGCGTATATCCTTGCTGACAACCGGATGGCATTGGACGCTGGCTGGGACGATGAACTGCTGTCCGTTGAAATGCAGGAATTGCAGGAGCTCGGCTTCGACCTTTCCATGACCGGATTTGATGAAAAGGAACTGACAGATCTGCTGGGTGTAGATGCAGGCAGCGAGGCAAAAGAGGATGACTTCGACCTGTCTGCTGCCTTGGAAAAGGCAGCTTTTGTACAGCATGGCGATATTTGGACAGTTGGCAGACACAAGTTGATGTGCGGGGATGCCACATCTGCGGAAGATGTATCTGCTCTCATGGGTGACACCAAGGCAAATCTCATTCTGACCGATCCCCCATATGGAGTTTCGTTTAAGAGTGCCAGCGGACTTACCATTCAGAATGATAGCATGAAGAACGAAGAGTTTTATACATTCCTGCTGTCCTCCTTTCAGCGAATGGCGGAGCATCTGGAAAAAGGCGGTTCTGCCTATGTGTTCCATGCAGATACCGAAGGGCTGAATTTCAGAAAAGCATTCATTGATGCCGGATTTCATCTTGCAGGCTGCTGCATCTGGGTAAAAGACAGCCTTGTGCTGGGGCGCTCGGATTATCAATGGCAGCATGAACCTGTGCTGTATGGCTTTATGCAGAATGGCAAGCATCACTGGTATTCCGACCGTAAGCAGACGACCATCTGGCATTTTGACAAGCCGAAACGCAACGCCAATCACCCCACCTCTAAACCGCTGGACTTGCTTGGCTATCCCATCGGCAATTCTACACAGGAAAATGGCGTGGTAATGGACACCTTTGGCGGCAGCGGTTCTACTTTGATGGCTTGCGAACAGATGAATCGCATCTGTTACACCATGGAACTGGATGAAAAGTATGCATCTGTTATTCTCCGCCGCTATGTTGAGGATACTGACGATGCTGACGGTGTGTATGTTATCCGTGACGGACAGCAGATACCTTACTGTGAACTTGTAAAAGAGGTGGAAAAGCCTGATGAATAAACCTCTTACGCTCGGCAGCCTTTTTGATGGCAGCGGCGGTTTTCCGCTTGCCGGACTGCTGGCAGGCATTGTGCCTGTCTGGTCTTCTGAAATTGAACCGTTTGCTATTCGTGTGACGGAAAAACGGCTGCCGCAGGTGCAACACTTCGGCAATATCAGCGGACTGCATGGTGCAAAGCTGCCGCCTGTGGACATCATCACCTTTGGCAGTCCATGCCAGGATATGAGCATCGCCGGAAAACGAACCGGTCTGAACGGCAGCCGTTCTTCGCTGTTTCACGAAGCAATCCGTATCATCCGAGAAATGAGGTGTGCAAGCAATGGCAAATACCCAAGATACATCGTCTGGGAAAACGTCCCCGGAGCATTTTCCTCCAACTGCGGAGAAGATTTCCGCTGTGTCCTCGAAGCCATCTGTTCGGTCAAAGACAGCAGCATTTCAATTCCTCGACCTGCGGGAAAATGGACAAAAGCCGGAGAGATTCTGGCAGAATCCTATTCCCTCGCATGGCGAGTTCTTGATGCACAATACTGGGGAGTCCCCCAACGAAGAAAACGAATCTTTCTTGTCGCAGATTTTGATGGAAGACGTGCCGGAAAAATATTATTTGAGTCCGAAGGCTTGTCAGGGTATTCTGCGGAGAGCCTCCGTGCGTGGCAAAGAACTGCCGGAAGTGCTGCGGACGGCTTTGGAACGGCAGGCTTGTGCTTGTGTGACCAGGGCGGAGAACGCATAGACATTCTGAAAGAACGCACTGCCACCCTTCGGGCAGAAGCCCATCATCCGCCTTGTGTACTGGAAAATCATCCTGCTGACAGCCGGCTTCAGATCTCTGAGAGCGGAAAAGTACAGACACTGACTTCCAGATGTGGAACCGGCGGCGGAAATGTTCCGCTGTTGATGGATACGCCGAAAACACTGAAGATTCGCTGCGGAAAAGCCGGCGGTGGAAAAGGCAGTTTGATACAGGAAAACAAATCTGCTACGCTGTCCTGCAACAATGACCAGACTGTATTTCAGCCAAAAGCATACGGTATCAGTTCCTTTTCCAGCAATGCCATGCTTTCCGGTAATCCGCACAGTGGCATTTATGAGGCAGATACTGCCCGTACTTTGGACACCAGCGATCAGTCACCAGCCAAAAATCAAGGCGGTATTGCTGTGCTGGAAAGTTATGCTTTGCAGGGTTCAATGATCGGTCGGTCTGACCAAAACGGACCGCAGGGCGGCGGTGTCAACAAAGAGGTCGCTTTCACTTTGAATGCTACCGACCATCATGCAGTGTATGCTGCTTCTACGGGAAATTTCAGCAGTGCATTTCGGGAAACGACCCCTACACTGCTGGCACGGGATCACAAAGACCCCAGTATCGTTTCCAGCGGTTATGCGGTTCGCAGACTGACACCGCAGGAATGTGCAAGACTGCAGGGATTTCCGGATCAGTGGTGCAGTGACCTGGCATCGGAAAATCCCACAGAAGAAGAAATCGACCGATGGGCAGCTATTTTTGAAGAATACCGAAAAGCGGTAAAACCGAAGAGCCGTCCCAAAAGCCGAAAGATGGTACAGAAATGGCTGCAAGATCCATATCGTGATGCAGCAGAGTACCGCCTTTGGGGGAATGGCATCTGTCTGAATGTTGCTGTTTTTGTGCTTGCCGGAATCGTCTGGGCAGATTTGTGATCTGTTACAAATGACAGTCGAAACATTCTACACATCTCACAGTTGCTATCTGTGGAAAAAAGAGTTAATATGTGTCATGGCGAAAGCAAAAACGCCGAAAGAAAGGAGTTTTTCACATGACCATTACTTATCACAGTCAAAATCGAAAGGAACTGGTGAAAGCCATCAGTGAGATTATCGGCATTCCGGCAGTATATCAATTCATGCCCACCTGCGCCTACAAAATCGGGGAATGCTACACCGTTACCAAGTCCGGTGATCTGGAAATCAGTGACCAAGCCGACCATAAGGAAACAGAACGGCTTCTTGCCGAACTGGCAAATCGGGGCTATGTTGTTCCAGACACATCAGAGCCGGAATCCAAAGGCTTGACTGTGCAGATGCCAGCCGATTTCTTCACGGAGCATACACTGGGCAATCTCCGGCAGATCTGTGAAAACAAGGCTGCCCTTTTTCAGGCAGCTTTTCAAACGGATTCGCTGGACATCATTCCGTCTGATGAAAAGGTGGAATTCCCTTGGTTTACAGTCGAACAGGATGGTGATGCAGATGCCTACTGCACTTTCATTTCCATGCTCTGCGAATTTGCCAAGAATCAGAGCCGCATCAACCGCAAGCCGGACACCTCCGACAATCCCAAGTACACCATGCGGTGTTTCCTGATTCGTCTGGGAATGGTAGGAGCAGAATTCAAGGCGGCAAGAAAGGTCATTCTTCGGCATCTGTCCGGCAATTCCGCATTCAGAAAGGTTGGTGATACTGATGCAGTTTCCGAGTAAGTCTTATCTGGAACAGCTGCAAAAAAAGTACCCTGTCGGAACAAAATTACAGCTGCTTTCTATGCGGAATGAAAAATATCCGGTTCTTCCCGGAACAGTCGGTGAGATCACGCATATTGACGATGCGGGCAGCATTCATATGCGGTGGAAAAACGGTTCTTCCCTTGCTCTGATTCCCGAAATCGATAGTTTCCAGACCGTATCCGAGGCGAAAAAATAAGGCGAAACCTCCTCCATTGTACGGTATGTTACCATACAATCGCAAGGATTGCAAGGGTGTATTCTACACAATCTTTTGACCTCATTTTCTGTAGATTTAGCCGCTTGCTATCTCCTCCGTTTAGAGTTAATATGGTTACAACAAAAGGGAAAAAGCCCGAAACTACGGAGGAAAATCAAATGAACGCAAAAACCGAAAGACAGATTGCAAACCTGAAAACCCAGACGATTGGCGTGGAAATTGAGATGAACCACATCACCAGAAAGAACGCTGCAAAGCTCGCAGCCGACTTTTTCGGAACGGGACGCTACGAGGATACAGCACGCCGAAACGGCTACTACACTTGGTCGGCTTGGGATGCTGAGGGACGGGAGTGGAAATTTCAACGGGACGTCAGCATTGCCGGAGCTGACAGCGAAAAGTGCGAATTGGTAACGCCGATTCTGCACTACGAGGACATTGAAATCCTACAGGAACTGGTACGGAGGCTGCGGAAAGCCGGAGCGATTTCCCACGCCGGAGTTGGTGCAGGCGTTCACATCCACATCGGAGCGAATGGGCACACACCGCAAACCCTGCGAAATCTCGCCAACATCATGGCAAGCCACGAATCCTTGCTTGCCGAGGCTTTGAAACTCGATACCAATCGGATGCGGCATTATTGCCGAACGATTGACCCGAACTTTTTGGAGCAAGTCAATTGGAAAAAACCTCGCACGATGGCACAATTCGCCGACATCTGGTACACCTCGCAAGGACAGGATTACGGCAGAAATCAACACTACAACAACAGCCGATACCATATGTTAAACTACCATGCGACCTTTACCAAAGGCACGATTGAGTTTCGATTGTTCCAATTCGACCGACCGGAAAACGGCAAAAAGAACGGCTTGCACGCCGGGCAATTGAAAAGTTACATTCAGCTTTGCTTGGCACTTTCGGAACTTGCAAAGGAGCTGCGAACGGCAAGCCCAAAACCGCAGCAGCACGAGAATCCGAAATTCGCCATGCGAACATGGCTGATTCGGCTGGGATTGGTTGGCGAGGAATTCGCCAACGCCAGAAACTTTCTCACCAAGAACCTCTCCGGAAACTCCGCATGGAGATTCGGATAACCCATCCGGCACTGCGTGCCACCTTCCCTTTTAAAGAAAGCAGAGACATAGCCTTATGCCTCCCCATTCGACCGCTTCGGCGGTCTTGTGGTGGTAGAAGGGTAAGCCTCTAGCGGCGAAAACAAAGCCTTTCGGAAAGGATTTTTTCTATGAAACGATTTTACATCGCCTATGGCTCGAACCTCAATGTTCGGCAAATGCGGATGCGTTGTCCGGATGCAGTAATCATCGGGACGGCATTCATTCCCGATTATCGCTTGCTGTTCAAGGGCAGCAAATCCGGCAACTACCTCACCATCGAACCGCATTCCGGCAGCCAAGTACCCGTTGCCGTCTGGGCTGTTTCGGCACGAGATGAACGGAATCTTGACCGATACGAGGGCTTTCCGGATTTCTACTACAAAAAGGGCTATCCGTTGGAGGTAAAACTATCAGAAACCGGAAAAATCCGTAAGCTGACGGCGTTTGCCTACATCATGCACGAGGAACGAAAGTTAGGATTGCCGAGTACCTCGTATCTCCAAACTTGCGGTACGGGATACCGTGTCTTCGGTTTTGATTTGCAATATTTGCTGGATGCGATGGATGCCAGCCGAAAGGTGGTGCAGTAAGATGGAGAAAAAGATTTGCCCAATTTGCGGAAATCCCTACACCGGTCATCCGGCACTTTCCAGAACCGATGACAAAACGGAAATCTGTCCGGATTGTGGTATCAGACAGTCGCTGCAAAGCATCGGCATTGCGCCGGAGGAACAGGAAAAAATCCTGTCGATTATCCATAGGCATACGGAATATCGGGAGGAAAAGTAAATGCATGTTTTGATAATGAAACCAAGGAAAAGTCCCCACGTTGCCGAGATTGACGGCTCTTTGAAATCCATGCAAGAGATAGTCGGCGGTTATATCGAAGCCATCTGTCCATTTGCGGACAAGGTAGCGATTGTTTGCAACGAGGAAGGAAAATTAAAACCCGATACGGAATGGAATCGATTGATACCGGAATGCAACGATGTCATCAAGGGTACGTTTTTCATCTGCGGAGTCGATGGCGAGGAATTTACCGACCTATCGCCGGAACTAGCGGAAAAATACCGGAATTATTTCCGATATCCTCCCATTCGGATTGACGAGAACGGCAGCATTCACGTTATCGACTGATTTTTCGATTCCTTGCCCACAAAAGCCTCCACGTTTCGGCGTGTGGGGCTTTTGCTTGTACTGCGGAAAACTATCGCTTTGCATCTGCAAGCCAACACGTGCGAACGTGGCGATTCCGTTTTTTCTTGGTGTATCATACACAAATATCTCGCACGGATATAGCTGTATATTCTGGTACTTTAGCCGCTTGATAAGTCTCCGAAAAAGAGTTATTATGTGACACAACGGAACGGCAAAGCCGACCGAATTACGATTTTTTGGAGGAACTTATCATGAAGGAAATCAAGATTTACAACACGCTGAAGGTTGTCGCTGCATCGGATGAAACGGAGTTTTTGGTGGATGCCATGTCCTACGCAGATGAAATTGCAGAGGCAGTAGCCGAATACGATGACGGCGATTTGGCGGAGTATGCCGATGCTCGCAACGGCGACAGCTACTACAAAAAGCTGAAACGGATTCAAGTTTCCGTTGAAATTTACAACCATGAGCTTTACGGCGTTGCAATCTGCACGGTGACCGATGACTGGAACGAAATCGACACGGAGCAGTTGAAAAATTATTTGACCGGACAGTGGGCAGATGGGTTTGGCGAGGGACTGGAACAGCAAGATGTGGCTGCCTTCACCGAGTCGGAATCCTACGAGGAATACGATGAGGAGAATGACGAATTTTACGAATCCGAATGCGAGGTTTCCTACTACGTGACCGTCAGCTTTTGGCAGGATAAAAACTACCGCATTTTGACAGAAAAAGAGTTGAAAGGCTAAACTGAATGCCTACCGATTTGCCCGTAAAAGCCTCTACGTTTCGGCGTGTGGGGCTTTTGCTTGTGCTGCGGAAAACTATCGCTTTGCATCTGCAAGCCCACACGTGCGAACGTGGCGACTCCGTTTTTCCTTGGTGTATATTACACAAATACCTCGCTCGGATATAGCTGTATATTCTGGTACTTTAGCCGCTTGCTATACGCCGAAAGGTATGGTAATATACAGTTACCGAAAGGGAAAACAATCAAAAAAACGGAGGAAAACACAATGGTAGCATACGGAATCGCAAAGGCAAGAGCAATGGCAAACAGAACGGACTGGAACGAAAGAACCGAAATCACAAAGGCGGTCATCACCTGGGTGGATGAGGACTACGAATACGAACTGGAGATCGAAAACGAGTACAGAATGGACGATGCGGAATTCACCGACTGGGTTGAGGAAAACGCAGAAAGCCTTGCAAAGGCAGATGCGGAGGAAAACGGAACAACCTTTGAGGAAATCGACGGCATTGACTTTACGGAAAAGGAAATCGATGACGATGCCCTTTTCGATGAGGAGTACGAAAATGCCTGCGAATTTGAATGGGAGTGCCAGACCGGACGGTAATCCAAAACCCATAGCCCAAGACCAAAGCCCCGAAAGGGGCTGCGGCTCGTACAGCCGCTGTGTTGCCCTTGTCCGGCGTGGTTTTGTTTCCTCCAAGTGGTTTTCCCTTTTCCACAAATGCCCCACACAGGGCAACGTGGGGCTTGCTTTTTTGGTTGGTATCATACACAATTTTCTGCCTTCCTCTTTGTGCAGAATATGCCGGAAATTTCGTTGACTTCTCCTTTGGTTTATGGTAATATACATCATGCCGAATGGCAAAAACAACGAAAACTGGAGGAAAAAACAATGTGGACAGAAGGAACAATTCAGGTAGGAACAAGCACTTTTCACTACTGGGTGAAACATTACGAGGAGCCTTCCACTTTTGGATATGAGGAAGGCAGAGCCTCGAAAATCTCCCTGCGGCGGAATGGCAAAACGGTGTTCAATTTTGACCGGGGCATGGATATTCCGCCGGAGGATGAAGAAACCGAAACTGCACTGGCGATCCTACTGAAACAGTACAACTGATTTTTCCAAAACCGAATTCCACGAGCCGGAGCCGAAAGGCTCTGGCGGTCGTACACCTGATTTTTGTTCGTGTATGGTACACAAGAAACCGTAGAAATTTCGACGTTTTTTCTGTTCATTTAGCCGCTTGCTATCCTTGAATTTGTATGGTAACATGGTTACAATGGGAATAGAATCTCAATTACAAAAAAGCCCACCGGGGCATAAAAATAAATGATACAGACTTGCTTTTTGGCAGGTCTTTTTTGTTGAGGGAGGTGATGCAATGGCAAAATTCAAACCGACCCGTTTTATGGCGGAGGATTCCAAGTATAACAAAAAGGCGGCAGACTATGCTGTCTCTTTTATTGAATGCCTCAGCCACACCAAAGGCACATGGGCTGGAAAGAAATTTGAACTGCTGGACTGGCAGGAACAGATTATCCGTGATTTGTTCGGCATTCTGAAACCGAACGGCTATCGGCAATTCAACACTGCCTACATTGAAATTCCGAAGAAAAATGGTAAGTCAGAACTTGCCGCTGCGGTTGCTCTGCTGCTCACCTGCGGTGATGGTGAAGAACGTGCGGAGGTGTATGGCTGTGCTGCCGACCGTCAACAGGCTGCCATTGTATTTGACGTAGCAGCGGATATGGTGCGAATGTGCCCTGCCCTTTCCAAACGAGTGAAAATTCTGACCTCACAAAAGCGTATCGTGTACATCCCGACCAACAGCTTCTATCAGGTGCTTTCGGCAGAAGCCTATTCCAAGCACGGTTTCAACATCCACGGGGTGGTGTTCGATGAACTGCATACGCAACCGAACCGAAAGCTGTTTGATGTTATGACAAAAGGTTCCGGCGATGCCAGAATGCAGCCTTTATATTTCCTGATTACCACTGCTGGCACAGACACAAATTCAATCTGCTATGAAGTACACCAAAAGGCGAAAGACATTCTGGAAGGCAGAAAACATGACCCGACTTTTTATCCTGTCATTTATGGTGCGGATGAATCGGAGGACTGGACAGACCCGAAGGTCTGGAAAAAAGCAAATCCGTCACTCGATAAGACCATCGGAATGGATAAGGTGGTGGCTGCGTGTAATTCTGCAAAGGAAACTCCCGGAGAAGAAAATGCTTTCCGACAGCTCCGTTTGAATCAATGGGTAAAACAGGCGGTACGTTGGATGCCGATGGAAAAATGGGACAAATGCAAGGTCGCTTTTGATGAAGAGATGCTTGCAGGTCGTATTTGTTATGGTGGTCTTGACCTTTCCAGCACAACGGATATTACAGCTTTTGTACTTGTCTTTCCACCTACTGAAGATGATGAACATTATTATATTCTTCCTTACTTCTGGTTGCCTGAGGAAACATTGCCGCTCCGTGTAAGGCGTGATCATGTTCCCTACGATGTGTGGGAGCGGCAGGGCTATCTGAAAACTACGGAGGGCAATGTGGTTCACTATGGTTTTATCGAAAATTTCATCGATGAACTTGGGCAGAAGTTTCACATCAAAGAAATTGCATTTGACCGTTGGGGTGCGGTGCAGATGTCGCAGAACCTTGAGGGATTGGGTTTTACAATGGTGCAATTCGGGCAAGGCTACAAAGATATGTCACCACCGACCAAAGAACTGATGAAGCTGACCTTGGAACAGACACTTGCCCACAACGGACACCCTGTTTTAAGGTGGATGATGGATAACATTTTCATTCGCCGTGACCCTGCCGGAAACATCAAACCGGACAAAGAAAAATCCACAGAGAAGATTGACGGTGCGGTTGCCATGATCATGGCTCTTGACCGTGCGATTCGCTGTGGACTTGGTAATTCTGGGGTGAGTGTTTATGATGAGAGGGAGATGTTGATTTTGTGAATTTTTCACACGGTAATTTCATGAGCGAACAAACTATGAATAAACATATCAAATGAAGGATTTGAGAGGAGAAATTTAGTGTTTGCATTAGCATTTTTCCGTTCAAAACATATGGATTTTTGCTCCAGTTCCATAATGCGTTTATGATTTTATAGCAGTTTGTTTACTGGAGAAATTACCGTGGAATTTTTCAAGACATCTATTGACATCTGACTTTGGATATGATAGAATCTATATGAATAGACACAAAGCGAATTCGAGGTGAACTTTAAAGCAAATGGCAAAAAATCCATTCTCCAAATTGATGTTGAACATAGAAAAAATGCAAGGATTAATCGAATTGTGGTGTGAAAGCAATCTCAATGGTGACTTCACTATTACAAGAAAAGATATTCCTGAAAGAATTCAGTTTTATGTTGACAGCATAGAAAAAAAAGCACAGATTGATTTTATAAAGTGTTCTGAAGGAAGATATACTATTTCTTTTAAAGTCGGTCCGAATCCATTCGTTTCCGAAAAGATTGCTGAATATCTTTTATCTCAAATAGAAAACCCATTAAAAGACTCCCCTTATGCAAATGGATTTTCAATTAAAATATCTAAAGAAGAGTTTGAAGCTGTAATTGGCCTGCTTACAAGCGACGGTAACAGCATAGACAATTCTTCAGAATTTGACGAACCTGGAAAACCTAAGTATAAATTATACAGGATTAAAGGCGTTCTTGGTGACCATGTTACATTAAAGTATTTTTGCAACACCAAAAGATTACAAGTTCAAGGAAAACCGCTTTATTTATTCCAAGACATTCTTTCGTTAGTTGCCGAGTCAATTGAAGATACAGATTCACTTGTAGATAATCATCTTGAAATGTGTAATCTTTCGATTGAAAAAGACGCTATCTATGAAGAAATGAAAAGTGTGTTAGGAGAAGAAGTATTTAATTATTTCCCTTCTACTCATAAAGCAATTTTAGCATCCTCATTTATTCAATTCAAGGTTAATATTCCTTTTCCTGACTATTCTTGTTTGGTTTTTCCTGCCTATAGAGCCTACGAAGGATTCATTAAAAAAATCTTCAAAAAGAACGGGCTTAATTGCGAGGGGCATGATGGCTTTAAAGAATATTTTTATACAAAAGACGGTTCTATAATCATGACTCAACATTATGCAGATTCACTTTCAAGTGATGTTGCAGAATTACTGAGAAAATTATATGTGTTTTACAATAAAAATAGGCATCCATATGGTCATGCATCCGGAGACGATTTTCAGACTGCAATCATCACCAGCCGTGATGTTGCATATGATAAGTTTATGGAGGTGATTAGTTACATCAAGAAAGGATATACTATAGCATAGTTTCATAAGTGCGATGAGGAGGTGTTGTGTATGACATATGAGATAAAACAGGCTAAATCCACTTTTTTTTCTGCCATAGTCTATGCAATATCATTTGAAAATCCACTACAAGAATTATCGAACATTTCTTGCGAGTTGACATCAATGCTTCAAACTCCATGTGATGTCTTATTCGATTTGCTTTTGTCAAATGGAGATGAATTCAATCGCTTTATAATAGGTAGGTTTGACGGTACAGGCATTGATTATAATTCGTTGAAAATCATCGAGTTAAATGACGCAAGCATAATCCGACAAATTAACAGTTATTATCATGGCAAATACGATTACTTGAACAATAGCGTTTTGACTATGCGTCAAATGACTTTATTTGCAAAGTAAACACAAAAGCACCTTTCTAACGAAAGGTGCTTTTTACGTCTAAAGGAGTTGATTTTTATGGGAATTTTCACCGGACTTTTTAAGTCCAGAGATAAGCCGACCAACAGCTATGATTCACCGTCCTACACATATTTTTTCGGACGAGCGAACAGCGGCAAACGTGTCACCGACAGAACAGCCTTGCAGCATATTGCGGTGTATGCCTGTGTGCGTGTACTGTCAGAAGCGATTGCACAGCTGCCACTACACTTGTACAAATACAACGATAGCGGAAAAGAGCGAGTGCCACAGCACCCGCTTTACTTTTTGCTCCACGATCAGCCAAATCCTGAAATGACTTCTTTTGTTTTCAGAGAAACCTTAATGTCCCATCTGCTGATTTACGGTAATGCCTATGCACAGATTATCCGTAACGGCAGAGGTGATGTTTTAGGATTGTATCCTCTGATGCCGGATAAGATGAAGGTTGACCGTGATGAGAAAAACCGCCTGATATACATTTACAGCCGTTATGATGAAGCAAATCCGAATCTGAAAGAACAGGGCGACATCATTCTTTACGCCGATGAAATTTTGCATATTCCGGGTTTAGGTTTCGATGGGGTGCGCCCAGATAGGGCATAGTGAGAAGTAGAAAGATGGTACTACCATGCAAGACAACGTATGAAATAACCTGTTTTATCGGA